TGTCTAGTTGATCGGGTTCAATGTGTTCTAACACATCGCTACTGTAAACTAAGTCTACTTTATCAGGAAGGGGAATTGGAGATGTAACAGGGTCGTAACTATGTACAGTAAGTTTGTCACTAGCAACGGAAGAACATGCCATTCCTTTACCGCAACCAAAATCTAAAATTGAGTTAATCTCATTTTTAGTAATTAACTCTTGTACACCTTTAGGAAGTACAGATGCATTTCCAAATGTTTTTTTACTATGTAAAGTTTGTAGTTCTTCTAGATACTTCTCTGAATGCATTTTTTACCACCAATCCTATGTTGTATAATTCAACAATATTTATCTGGCAATAAATTACTGCTAGTAGTTACAGGCTTGCATCTTCCATGCCTGCTACTCTAAGTTTTACAACATTAGTAATCTGCCATTGTTTTTGATCGAGTCCTTTTAGTAAACCTAACCATTTGTTACGCATTAAGGCAAACTCGTTAATAATCTTTTCGTAGTCAACAACGTCTGCCTCACCGTCTACGTATTTTTCAACGTCACGGCTTGACAGAGCTCGTTGATAGTTTTCGAGATATTTTTTGAAAAACGAGCTACGCAATCTACGTAGCTCGATATTCAGGTAGTTAAGGATTGCTTCTATCTCTTGAAGTTGGTTAAAGCGTTGCTCAACAATGCCGGGCATTTCTGCAGCGGCACGTTCAACATTACCTTTGAGCTTTACTTCCTGACGTGCGTCTTGTAATTCATTTTCAAAGAACGCAACTGCACTAGGAATCTTATTAATATCTCTAGATACTTCGCTATACCAACCCATAATCTAATCCCAGTCCGCTTCTTCGTCTACTGCGTCAGTTTCATCAATGTCTAGGTAATAATTAATAGCCTTATCTAGCTCTGCACATGCGCCACTGGCGTGTGCCATTGTATCATCACCAACACCGTAATCAGCTAAAAGATCGACATAGCGTTCAGCAGCTTGCTCGACACTCTTCTTGTCAAGGTACTCTTTGAACACTGTCCATACTTCAGCAATTACTGATTCGTCATCAAATCCATTACTCATTAGTTACTCCTCAGCCACAGTTTCTGCAATGTCAACGTCCACATCCTCGTCTAACACTTCGTCGGTAATTACCGCAGGTTTCATCTTCTCGTTATATTCCATCATGATTTGATCAAGTTTGCCACCGACCATCCAAGCCTTACGATATTCAAGAACTTCTTCACCTGCTAGGTTAATATACTTGAGTCGGTTACCTTGTTTAACTAACAAGTTTTTCTTCTCAAATAATTCAACTAACCCTGAGTAAGGATTCATACCAGTTTCATAAGGAATCTTAACTTGCACACCTTCGAAAGGTTTTGCATAGCGTGTCTTCATTACTTTACAACCAGCACGTATACCCATAACTTCTGAGATCTTGTTGCCGTCTTCGTCTTCTTTTAGCTTTAACTTTTTCATTGCAACAACAATACTTGATGCATAGATAAAGCCTGCGCCACCACTAATCTTATCATCTGGATCAAACATGTCCTGTGATGCATACGTGTGGTTAGTACATACTAAGCCTACATTAAGCGAGCCAATCATGTTAACAGTATTACGGACTAATGAAGTTAGTGCTTTAGGCTTACGACCCATATCACCTTTCATATCACCCTTGTTAAACTGATCAACGTCAGTAGGTGTTAATAACATACCCAACGAGTCAACTACAAACAATACTTTAGGACGGTCATCTTCGTCTAAAGAACGATACTCAGCAATAAATGTTGAGATAGTTTTTGCTACATCGTCAATCATTGACATGTTTAGCTTGAGAAGTTTCTCTGCGCTAGTGTCAACTTGTAGAGCCTGTAGCCAGCTCTCATCAAGTGCGTTCTCCGAGTCAATTAAGACTACAAATATACCTTGATCCTGTGCGTGTTTTACAATGTTTCCGGCGCAGAAGTAACTCTTTCCTGCTCCTGATTCACCAGCAAACACTGTAACCTTACCTAGCGGAACACCTTTATGAAAGTCTCCTGAGATAAGATAGTTTAGTGCATATGAGCCTGTAGAAATCCAATCTGTTGGATCGTTAAAGCCTGAGCTCATACCTGTTATGCTTTTAGTTAAGTCCTTACGGAACTTACTTACGTCAAATGATTTAGCCATTATTTCTCCTAATTAAAGTCATAGATGGGTGCCCGAAGGCACCCAACATATGTTAGCCGTTGTTTTGTCTGTTACGGATCATTGCAAGTATATCACTTGCGTCACCGCCAGTCTTAGGTGCTTCAGCTGGAGCTTCTGCTTGTGCTACAGGAGCTGCTTCTGCTTGTGCCACTGGTGCTGCTTCTGCTACTGGAGCAGGTGCTGCTTGTGGTGTTACAGGAGCCGCCGCTTGTGGGGCACTCTGGCTAGTTGCGGTTGCTTGTGGAGATGCTTTTTTCTGCGGATCACCTGTTCGTGCAGCCATTCCGCTTGGACGGAAATAACTACTCCAACGATCTGCATCATATGCTTCACCGTCAACCGATGCTTCAAACATTTCTTTAATGACCTTTACAGCCACTTCGTCTGGCTTCTTAGGAAGGAAGTCTGAGAAGTTAAACAGTCCATGTGTATTGACTGCGTTCATCTCTGCATCTGATAATGGACGATCTCTACGTGCCCAAGTACTTGTGCCGTAGTCTGCGTAACCACCTTTTGATGTTTTGTTAAGACGGAAGTCTACACCGTTAGTGTAATCTGTTGGCAATTCTTCCATGTCTGGATCCATTAGAGCCGCTTTAATAATTTGGAAAATCTGTGGTCCAATAATAAAACGTCTAATAGGGTTCTCAGGTGAATCCTCAACAAGAGGACTGTCATTAACAAATCCTTGGAATACGTATGAACGCTTTTTCCAATACTTACGACCCATGTCTTCTAGACTTGAATCTTTAAACCAAGGACGAACCTCAGTTAGTACTGGACATGCTTCTCCGTACATTTCCATACATGGTACTTGTACCTGTATTGGACGTGAGTCAGTCTCACCCTTAACACCCTGGAATGGCAATTTGATCATCAAACGTTCTTTCCAGAAGAAAGTGTTTTCACCGTCTCCGTCTGGTAAGAAACGCATAGTTGCGCTTTCGCCTTCTTTAATATTCCAAAATGGGTAAATTGCGTTGTCGCCGCCGCCGCTTTGTGAACCACCTGTGCGTGATTCTTGTTCTTTCAGTTTTGCTCTGATTTCTGCTAGTGATGCCATAGTTTAATGCCTCCTAATAGTGCCTATGATGTAGCTACATTGCTACGGTTATTACGTGCCTTTTTGTTTGTAGCACAGTGTTATTATACGCTCTTCTACAAACAATGTCAAGTCTTTTTTTAAGAAAAAGAAATAAAACTTATAAGTGGGTTAGCGTAGTCCTGCTAACTCACGTATTCTGTCCATATTTTGTGATTCTTGGTTATTACTACTAGGATGTGCTAAATGAGGTTTAACTATTCCTTGGATTTTGTCTTGTAGTTCTGGTGAGATATCATATCCATCTAATGAGTAATCTACCCAAGATGCAATAATTGGTCTAGCATCTGCTGTTGGATGGACATCACCCGCTTCTCCTAAACTATCAAATAAACTGTCATCGCCAATAATATTATACATAACATCAGTAGCATTATTGCCTTCTGGACCAAGCGGAAGTTCTTTAGCCATTACTTTTGCTAACGCTTCAACTGCTTGTTCTGTATCTGGAATTGCCCAAGTACCTTCGTCTACATTAGTTTCCATTTGCTGTGCTTCTACTTCTGCTTCTTTATAGCCCATTACTTCTGCTACTTTAGTATTAATCATTTCGATGAACTTCTTTGCAGGAGTAATAAATTCTTCGCCATAGTCTTTTTCAACCATAGTTAATACTGCTGTTTCCCCTTTTGGAAACTGTCCGTTTTCTCTATCAAAGTAGCTAAGGATAAACTCGCCTAATGGTGTCTTTTGTTCTTCTTCTTCCTTACCATCGTCTTTGCTCATGTTGCCGTCTTTGTCTATTTTAACGTCCATAGTGTCGTTGTCGCCTTCGTCAAAATCTGTTGCATCAGCTAACTCTTCGATAACACCTTCAATTGCTTCTTCTCTATCATCGTCTGCATGTTTGCCGTGTTCTGCACACCATTCGTTAATATCTTGATCAAGTTCTTCTTCGCTAATACGTATATGAGCTGCTAAGGCTTTTTCGCCACCTTTTTCATATGTGTTAAGCATATCCTCTACTGCCTGATCTCGTTGACTTGGCTCTGACTGTGGATCAAAACTTTCATTACTGTCACCGTGCATTACTGCGTCAATAATATGAGCATTGTCTTCAATAAAGTCATCGCCTGTAATTTTATTAAGCATTTTTAGACATGCACTTGTAATCGGACTTGCACCTGATTTGTTATCTGTAAAATCATCGTGGTCTTCATCGGTCCATTCTTCAGTTTGGCTATCAGCATCGTAACCTTTCTTTTTGTTAAATGCATCTACTTCATTTTCTTCAAAAAAGTCTGTAGCAATACCCGAGTTTAATGCCCACTGCATATAACCTTCTGGTAATGTATCTCCGTTACCGCCTTTGTACTTGGAGAATTTATCAATCCAATCTGATATTTGGCTTCTCATCTCATCTGAAACTTCAACTTCTTCGTTGGTTTCGCCTTCAGCAAACTGGCCCATCATTTCTTCAAAGCCTTGTTCAATTTGTGATTCAAAGTCTGGTTCGTGGTCGTCACTGCCGAATGGATTATCAGCACCAGATAAACATGCTTCTAGTGCTTGCCCCCCAAATGTCATTTTTGCTGCAGCAGCTTCAAGTTGTGATTCACTTGCACCTTCTTCTTTCATTTGGCACAGTGTATCAAAATTGTCTTGTAACTCATGCTTTACACTAGCTTCTGACAGGTCGCCTTTGTATGCTGTGTAGCCTTCTAAGTCCATTGGACCTAAAGTTTTTGCACGAGTGTTTTCACTAACTAAGCTGTATATGTATGGAAATACATCTTTAAGTTCTTCGTTAAACTGACGTACTGTTAGTTCATCAATCCAATTCTCTGCAACGTCTTGTGGTACTTCTTTTATTTCTGC